ACCACCAGCCTTTCTAACTTTCATTGGATTCTTACTATGCAAGCCTCCTTGTAACTCACCTTCTTCATTAAGATAGTCTAAAAACTTTTTCATGTCTTGTCAATAATCTGCTTCTTAACAGTTTCAAGTCTATGTCTCATTGCTTGAACTGTTTCTGGAGCATGTGGTCTTGGTGTGGCAACTCTTGCCATACGTACCTTATCATTCTCCTCTCTTCTTTCTTCCATAATCTTTGGCGTACCGGCTTGTCTGTTATCGTTACGCTGCTTCTTGCGAGCTTCCATTTCTTTCTTTAAAAGATCTTTAGCAATCTCTTTTTGCTTTGGCAATAGAGGTTTCATTTCTTCACTAAACTGAGCTTCTTTCTTTACTAACTTAAAGCCAGCCTTTTCGTGTTGCTTTCTAAACTTTTCTGCTGCAGGGACTGAAAAATGAACTTCGTGAAACTTTTGGCCAGTCTTTGGGTTATGATAATGCATCTTAACACCAGTGACTTCTTTCTTAGCTTCATCTACTTTTTTTTTGTCTTCTTCGTCTTCCTCTTCTTCCTCTTCTTCGTCCTCGTCTTCCTCATCTTCTTCCTTGCCCATCATTTCTGATAGCTTTGCAATCTTTGCATCTCTTGATTCTGGAATATGGTAGGCAGCTTCTGACTCACCTGGTGCATCATGCCCATGGTCGTCCTTACCTGGATCACCTGGCTTCTTGATAGCTGCAACATTCTTTAGGATATGGTCATATGGTGAATCTGGTGAAATGGAATCCTTACCTTGGAAGTCCATAATGTTCATTCCATGCTTAGCCACAAAGTCCTGCTCATCACCAGGAACAGGCTTTGCAACCTCTACTAGCTTCTTTAATGATTCGCGAATTGTGGCCATGACTATCCCCTTATTGTTCTGCTGGTACTTCAGCTGGAGCTTCCGTTGCTGGAGCTTCAGCTTGTGGGTTCATTACTGCATGAGCTACTTCTGGATACATTATATCCAACTTAGCTGCTACTTTTGTGTTGATAGCAGTTTCAAACTTATCCAAGAATGCAGCTGCATCCTGGTTAATAACTGCACCAATCATATCTTTTACGTGTTCTGACATATAATAACTCCAATATTCTAATTATTTATCAATCTGTTCAATTAAACCTGTTCCATATCAGCTCTACGCTGCTGGAGTTGATTTTGTTGCTGCTGCATCTCTTGCTCTGCGCCTTGCTGTTCAGCCTGTTGCTGAAGAATTGGATCTTCGCTATTCTCTTCTTCCATTTGTTCAATATCATCGTCTGATAGACGTAGAACTTTCTTACGAACAAAGTTACGAGAGTAGTAAACACCAATCATATCTTCCATATTCTTGACAGCATTGACTCTATTAGTAATGATCTCAGCTTCCTTCAACTCTGTGAAGTAACCATCCTGAACATAGTCAAACTTAACCTTTGACATAATCTCAGGTAGTTCTTCTTGGGCAACAATACCCTTTAGAACTAGTTGCTTACCAAGGGCATCTTTGAATAGTACTGAGAACTTCATTCTTAGACGGTCAATGAACTTAGAGAATCTTAGTTCTTCTCTAGTAATCTCAGATGATCTACCTAGACTAAATCCTTGTTCTGAATTCAATCTTGTTACTGGAACATGCAATGACTGGTATAGTCTCTTCTGGAAGTAAAGAACATCTTCCATCTGACCTAGGTTTGCACCAGCTGGTAGAGTAGTAATTTCTGTACCCTTACCACCTTCGCGGCGTGGGATCCAGAAGTCTTCTGTCATTGTCATGAACTTTCTATCATCCCTAACTTCACCAGTTGTAGCATCATAGACTAATCTATTTTTATGACGCTGCATCATATCAGCAAGATATTGTTCTGCCTTCATTTTTGGAAGGTTGCCAACATCAATGTAGTAAACTCTTCTTTCAGGTGCTCTTGTCAATCTATAGATGACAGAAGCATCCTCCAGCATACGTAGCTGGTTCATTGGCTTGATAGCCTTATGAAGGTATGATAGAACGTATGAATTATTTTCGTCTAGTAGGCCTGATGATACTAGAACAATTGAATCTTTAGCAATTCTCAAACCGTTTGTGGAAGATGTTACTTCCTTAGCTTGGAAGCCCTTATCATTGTACATAAAGTATTCATTTTGTACGGATACTGTAGTACTGTTTTTCTGCTTCTTGATCTCTCTGATCTTTCTAATCTTTCTAGGATCAATATAGCGTAGTTCTTTGATACCATCCTGTGGATTATTGACATCAATTATAACATGATAGTATAATCTACCATCAACGTACCAACGTCTGATAATATCAAAACCAGATGATGAGAAGTCTAGTAGCTTCTTTACTTCATCAAATTCATCTGTAATTTTATCTTTGAGTTGCTTTGAGAATTCTAGATCGTCAAGATTAATATTGACCTGCTCTTGGTTTGAATCGTAGGAGATCATCTCACCTACAATTTCTTCTACAGCAGTTTCAATTTCTGGTTGGAGAGATAGTTGACGATATCTTGTGATCAGCTCAGCTTCAGTTCTTGCAGTACCTTCTAGATCAACATAGGTACCAACAACACCGCCGCCTGATACGATAACGGCACCATCGTCATTTACTGGAGGAACAAAGGAAGGCTGAGTAACAGCTACTGCTTGCGGTAGCTCCTCTTCCTTTCGCTTGATTGAGAAACCAAATAATTCCATATTATATAACCTCTAGATAAGAGTAGGAGGGCCGCTTATATTTAGCGGCCCTCTCTATCCCTTATTACTCTTGACCGTCGGCTGGGACTGTCCAGTAATCTAGAGCAAACTCACACTGGAACTCTTCGATAGCATTACCATTTTCCCATGATAGCTCGATTGGACCGATTGCTAGTGGGAAGATACCTTCGAAGACATATGTGCGTAGTTCTTCACCTGTCTTGCTGAACTGGATAACTTCGGCGCGAGCCTTATATTCAGAAGGAGCTGCAGTTGGGAACTCACGAATGTTACCAGAGTAAGAGTTAATGTTATATGACCAAGTTTCAAGCGCCTTTCTAACCTTAAAGTCTTCATCATTGATAACTGTTACTGTCCAGTTGTCAAAGATTCTTTGGCCAGCCAACTTAATTGGGCGACCAAAGTAGAAGACCTCAATTGGCGAGATTGTTGAAGCTGGAATCTGGGCTGCCTTTACCATGAAAGGTACAACTGAATCTGCTTCTGTCGTCGCTGGATTGCTTAGTCTTACTTGGAAAAGAGATGGGCGAGCACCACCAAGTGCTAGCTGACTCTTAATTTCGTTAATATTGAAAGCCATTTACGTCTCTCCTTATCGATTAAAACTGACCAACGACTTCGCTGAACTCGACACCAGTGCGTACTGCTACGAAGTTTAGCTGGATGAAGTTAATTGAGCGAGCAGGCTTGATGTAGATATCACCAATAAACTGATTGCTATCAATTACTTCAGGCGTATTGTTCGTTGTATCACAGACTACCTTAAAGTCGTAGATACCACGGCGGCCTTGGATCTCACGTAGGTATGGCTCTACCAAGTTACGGAACTGGGCTCTTGTGAAGTCATCGTTGAATTCGAATAGTGTAAACTTAGCAGCTGTAGCAATTGCCTTCTCTAGGACAATGAACAATCTGCGTACGTTGATTCTATCAAATGCTGATGGCTTAGCAAGTAGAGTCTTGTCACCAAACAATAGTGTGCCTTGACCAGGGAATGTAACCACTGGGTTAACACCTGCCTTGTATAGTGTGTCTCTATCAGCCTTATCTGGATTATATGCTAGCTTGACAATGTTCTTGATCTGGCCTCTATTGAAGCCTGCTGGTGAGAACCATGGATCGCGGATATTGTCTGTTCTTACACATAGACCAGCTGTATCACCATTTAGTGGTACAAAGCGGTATACGTCGTTATAGCGGTCGTATGCATACTTGTAGCCAGAATCTAGAACACCATAAGATGTTGATCTTAGAGCATTTCTGAACTCTACAATGTTGTCTGCTTGTGTGCCAGCTTGTACGCCAACAACGTCACCTCTTTCTGGTGATGCAAACACTACACAGTCCTTACGAACTTCTGCAATATTGTCAATTAGATAGTTGGCTAGTTGCTCACCGTATGTGCCGCCTCTTGCCTTACCTGTTAGAAGTAATGAAACATCTACTTCTTCAGCTGATGCAAACTTATCGTATGCTGCT